TTCCGTTGGCAACAGTAGTGCTAATAGTACAGTTATTACCAGTACCGCTTTCAAGTAAAAGGTCACCTCCAGCAGTAATGTCACCAGCACTTGCAAGCGTAATAGCAGGCGCTGAGGGAAGTGTGCCCCCGATGTTTACCTGGCCGTCATGATCAATTCTTACTTTTTCTACTACAATATCATTTGACGAATTAGCATTATCTTTTGTGAAAAATGCAAGGCCACCTTGCTCGGCATTAGTGGAAGTTTGTACTTCCGCAATCATTGCACCACGCCTAGTTTTATTAATACGACTAAAGGATATCGACCCGCCGTAGTTATTCAGACCTTGTGTTCCACCAACGTTTTGGATATAAATATCACCGATTGGGTTTTTGGCTGCTGTTGGATCGGCATTCTGACTGCCTTCTACCGTTAATTTTCCCGATGGAGTGTTCGTATTAATGCCGACGTTTCCGCCGGTATCAATCATCATCCTTTGAACTAAACCGCTGCCAGTGCCTGGATTTATTGGAGAAGTCCAGAAAACTAAATCCATCCCTCCAGTGGTATCAGACGAATACGATTGAGCTGCTTGAGCATTAATAGCAGCGCCAAACTTAGGATTTGTTGTTGTGAATTGTGCGTCAGTAGATCCAAAGTTAATTGAAGGCGTGTATTTGCTTGTGGCGTTCATTGCAGTAGCAGTCAAGTCAATACTTGCTGCGCCTGGGTTAAACGTGGAACTTCCATTTGCAGTGTTTTCTAGCCAAATCTTTGTTGTCGAGTCGCCCCTTAAATGCAGCTTCGCCTGCGGATCTTGAGTACCAATGCCTAACTTGCCATCGGAGTCAATAGTCATCCTCTCCTGAGCATTCGTATACCCGCCAGTACGGAAACTAAGATATACGTCAGAAGCTGTTTCGCTTGTTTTTCTGGTGGCTTGGATTGCGGCTCCAGCTCCATCAGAAAAGTTGTAAATCAAGGTTGCTGCCCTAGCAGTAGTGTTATTTCCAGTGTTATCAATAGTGATGGATGGATTATTTGTTTTTGAAACTTCGAGACTTGTACAGTCTATGACGCCACTACTATTAAGCGTAATAGCAGGCGCTGAGGGAAGTGTGCCACCAAACAATAATGACCCAGTCGAATCAATGCGGAGCCTTTGGGTTGTACCAGCAGAAAGGATAATGGTATTGGCTAAGGTTGCATCTGCTGCGGTTCCCTTGTAAGCACCTAAAACTGTGTTATTGTTCCCTTCTAGGTAGAAGCCAGCCTGAGCACCTACACACGTGTTTTTGGATCCGCTTACATTGCTATTAAGGGTTTGAGTTCCAATCGCAATGTTATTGCCCCCACTGACATTTTCTGTTAATGCAGTTCGGCCTATTGCAACATTGTTATCGCCATCAACGTTCTTCGCAAGAGCGTTATAGTTTAATGCAATATTATTTTCCCCGGTAGTGTTAAGTCTAAGAGCACTAGGCCCTATACCGACATTGGATGTACCAGTCGTGGTATTAAACAATGAGCTGTTGCCTATTCCTATATTGATTGTGCCACTTAATGCCGGATCAGACAGAGTATTACTATCGCCGATGGCAAGGTTAGAAGATACGGTATTAGCGCCTTTGCTAATAGCGATGGTGTTAAGGGACCCAGCAGTAATGTTACCACTGCTAGCAAGCGTAATATTGCCACCACCGATTTCTACGTCATCACTAGATGTTGCAGGTGATAAAACTCCGCTCGTCCTGCTCCATAACGCTGGGTTTGGATACGCCGCCCCTGATGGTATGTAATCCCAGCCCGTACCGTTGTAAACAACTAGATCACCAGCAGTTACAGACGTTCCAGTTGCTGGGCTTGGGTTCCAAACAGCATTGCTAGTGCCGGTGCCACCGTTATAAAACGTATCTCCGGCTGATACACCAGTTGGCTTTGCTGCGTTCGTGGTGAGATTAACTTCGCCTTTGTAAGACGTAGCGGATGCAGTTGCTTTAACATCGCCAGTAGCGGGATCAAATTCCAGCCCCTCGCCAATAGCAAGGGCAATCTTGCCGCTAAGAAATCTGAGACCTTTTGATGTATCAATATCAGCGTCTAATGTAATTGTCCCCAATCCACTCGCTGGGTCAGAGTTGATACCATTGCCAGCCAAAATCTGATCGACAGTATCGCTACCAGGACCGCTGCCACCTGATGCAACAACTAACCAGCCGGTGCCGTCATAAACAAATAATTTGCCCGTAGAAGGCTGAAACCAAAGCGCTTGCTTGCTGGGGCTACCTGGCGTTGCATCGTCAATCTTTACGCCGCCAAGATGTTGAATATCGCCATTCGTATCACGGCAGGACAGAAACGCACCAGCTGCGTTGTAGTTGAGGCTAATTTCGCCGTTTGTCAGCTGGTTGTCGGTTGGGTGACGATCCTCAACGCTGCTGTTTTTTAGAATTAGCTGAACTGACATGACTATGCAGCCAAAGGGATACGGACATTCGCCGTACTCTTATTTTAGCGAGTCTTTAACTGACGCTATACAAGTACTTACCTAGAACGCTGCCTAACGATTCACCAAGCAAGGCATAGCGTGCAGTGCTAGTAAAGAATGTAATATTGTATAAGGCACCGTTTGTGGTTTTGCACTGGTCTAAACAAGCTTGTGTTTGATCTGTTGTACCGGGCGACGCGCTAAAAACACTTGTCGGCATCTGGTCGCGGTAATTAATCGTTGAGCCGTCGATATAAATTGCTACGCCTTCGGATGATGTCGTGTAAACAAAGCCCACTAACGTCCCGCTCGGTATCGGTGTTAAGCCGGTCGTTTCGTTAATGGTTAAAGCTGCACTATGAATACCTACATAGCGTTGTGAAAATAAAGGCGTTGCATCAAAGTTGGTGGCTTGTCCGCTTTGTTCATCCGAACCTGCGACAATGATCCTTTCATTAAGTGTGTTGTATGTCCTGTTGTTGTTTGAAACAAGGTTTGTTGATAGTGCCATATCTTCATTGCCAGGATTCGTGGGGGAAATGTTATAAGTTGGGTAAGTTACAGTCTGCGCGAGAACATCACTGCCTAATGCCCAAAGTTGCGAGCTACCGCTAACGCTTACATTTCTTGTGATCTTGGCAAGTGTGTTGTCTGTAGTGTCGCCACCAATGCAAAAGCTGTACTTATTAGGCGTTGCCGTTAACGTCCCAATGGCTTCAGCCTGTAGCGCTGTCTCTAATGCTTCATATAATCCCGCACTAGTAATAAATGCAGCATAATTTGCCATCGACCCAGAGATGTCCGTGATGGTTGTAACATCGACGCCGGGTGGAGTGATTGATCTGGCCTTACGGCCAAAGAAAGCAGGTAAACCGAATGTCATGATCAGTTCAACATAGAAGCTGTGTAAATGAAGCTGTTAGCTGAGGCGACGTAATATCCAATCAAGATATCTCCCGTCAACCCAGATGTGTTTGTCGTTGGGTTGATCCAAGTGTTGGTGACGGGTCGCCATGCTGCATCGTTGATGCCAGTGAAACCAGTAATTGCAGCTGCTGATCGGGTGACAACAATGAAACCACTTGAGCCTTGATACCCTGTGCCGTCTGGCGTTCCAAGCGTGATGGTGGCAACGTTTGTTGTTTGCTCGTAAGTGAAGTTTGAGGAGTTGCTTAGGTTGTCCGTTCCTGGCGTCCAAACAACAGGCGTAAGCGTTAGTAATTCGCCAACATTAGTTGTTGGCAGCTGCGCGATAGGCACTTTTGCAGTGCTGTCCAAACTGGCAAACGTGTTGGCAAATCCTCGGATGCCATTTAGCCCGTTAGGCGTAACAGCTCGGGTGCCATCTGCAAGAGCTTGGGTTTCTGCTGGTGTTGCAAATTCAACAATGCCTTTTTCGCTTGTTGTGGCATCCGCGCCTGAGATGGTTCCGTTTATCTGAACGTTATTAACGGTTAGTTGGTCAACGCTGAGGTTTAGGAATGAATCGGGAAAGTCGATTGTGCGGTCTGGGTTGCCGATGTCTTCAAGGCTCAGCACCTGCCCGGTTGTGATGTCCTCTAAGCCTCTTGGCGAAACCTGTAAGCCTTCTTGGTTAAAGCCACTGGCATAAACCTTGCCGCCGTCCTGATTCGTGAAATAATAGGTAAATTGATTGTTTGGTGATAATTGCTTTTGATACTGAGGAAGGGCCTTGCTGTAGTTTAAATAGCCCGCCCATTCAAAAGAGTGTGAAAATAAACGAATATTACTTGGTCGTCGATACTCAATTAACCAGTTTTGTGCGCTTACGTCTAAATTGCGGCTATCAGAATTTTGCAATTCAAGAGCAGTGCTGGCTGCTGATGTTGAATATCCTTCGTTTAAAAGTAGTTGATAAACACCCTGATAATCGACTGCAGAAATAATCTGGGCTGTGACATCCGTTATGGCGCTGCCGCAGGTCGTACTATCTTCGTTTTCTGCGCTGTCCTTATTAAACAGAAGAATTGGCTGAGCATTGGTGAAATATCCTCCCGGTGCATAGCCTTCTTCCATGTGGACATAAGATTCATCCCAATTTGCCAGGTCAAATGCACCAATGTTGTTACGAACGCAGAAATAGTGCTTATTATTTTTTACGACAACATCTGCTTTTCGGTAGTAGATGGATGGATCATGCGCTGATTCAGTAATAGGCCGTTTGTCATAGCGCAGCTCTACGTCTGCACCACCTAATGCGTCATTCTTTGCCGAACCTGCAACGGCTTGCAATCGTGATTCCCATGCACCGCTAGTCGGTTGAATGATGTAATCGCGTACAGGCAGACGCGGTGTTCCTGATGTGCTGGTCCCAATTTTGTATCGACGCTCTTCAACGGTGCGAACATCTCTGAATCGCCTGATGTAAACACGTTGGCTTGCAATTGATACATAGCTGTCACCGCTACCTGGAGCATTGTTCCCATCTGCGTTGTCTGTTTCCAGTGTTGATGCGATACGGATTTGGTCAGAGGCCGTTCCAGTCCATGGGCTTGTATCAAGCTGTGCTCTGTAGTCAGGGCCGCCTGGATTCTCAACCCATAGATAATCGCCTGCGTTAAGGGTGTATCCATCGCGAGTTAGTAGCTCCGGCTGATTTGGATCGCTGGCAGAAACGCTCAACGGTGCAGTCAGATTCAGGATGGTGTCTGTATCGCTTTCGCTTGCGTCTAATACGCCTAAGAAAATGCGCTTTATGTTATTTGCTTTCTCAAATGGGTCAACAGCACGGGTAATCTGATCGATTTTCCATGGTTTATCTTGATCGCTTGCAACGGTATTGAAACCCTCAGCTAAAGCTGCAACTTGGCCAAAGTTACTGTTGCTGTTGGTGATCGTAAGTTCTCCAGCGGACTTAGCCCAAAAATGCACACCTTGGCCAATTGCAAAGACGCTTACAAGTTGAAGAACTGATTCATTAACTGCGCGAATATGGAAGGATCTTTTCGTTGGATCCATCCTGATATTGTCAGGGCTAGTGCCTACATAATCAGCACCGCTAGCGACTGATACCCAAGTTGACCCGTTATATTTTTGCCAGCAAGTGTAGTCATTCTGAAGAGAAACTCCGGTCAGCTGACTTACAACAATTGACTTAAAGCCGGACACTTTGGAGCCGTCTGCATGGATCCCGCACATCCCCAGTGTTGATCTGACTGATGTGTTGTAGATGTAGGGACTGGAACCACGAACAGTGTCTGTACTTACATCAGCAGACGTAGGGCGTGGTCCTGTGATTTCAAACTCTGAATTTCTTGTAACTGCAAGCGCATCATCGATTCCACCGACTCCAGTTGCTCCACCGAATGTAGTCCGAATTTTGGTATAAAACTCGTCTAGTTGAGTTTCGCTTGCGAACTGAAAACAATCCAGCAAGTGATGACTTGTCGTTGCATTCTCCTTGTCCATCACTGTGAAGCCAAAGAAGTAGCCGCCGCCTGTGACACGCAGAATGGCACTTCTATTTGAGTAATCAGCCAACTCAGCTGCAGGAGTTGGGACGTAGTTCGGGCGAATAATTGATTTACGCAGATCGAGTGAAATCACGCTGCAACCGCGTGGCATGATCACACCGCCATCGGCTGGGTTAAACGCTTGCAGTTCTGCGTCTGTTGGAACCTTGCCGTCTTCCCATGCTGTGACGGTCGAGCCTGGTCCGTTATCGATGATGTTGACGCCAGGAGCAACAACGATGCTGACCAAATCGCCGCATAACGAACCCGGCAAATTTAAGTAATCCCGGCTGGTAATAATTCCAGCTTCAATGATTGCTCTGTTGATCGTGCGGAAAGGTCGTGCTTCCGTGTAACCGCATTCGAGACGCTGCAGCGATATTCGTCGCATCTTGGTCTCAAACGTCCCATCGTCAAACGATGAATAATCGCCAGAGACAAACGTGTCATCACCTGTGTAGCTGTTTACGTATAAAACATAAGGCGCTGACAGCGGGTCGTTGATTGTGGCTGTGCCTGCTTCAATCTCAGGGTTACCGCCGAGCTGACGTACTGCATCGGTCAGCGCATCAATCTGAGCACGAAAATCTCTTTGGACTGTATCGATATTGCCTAGCGACTTTGGTTCACCGGCTCGGATGATTTCGGTCACTAGATGTGTGGCTGCAGTCTTCTCATTCTAAGCCGCCTCAAGCAGTCGTATTTCTCCTGTTGTCACAAACTGCGCCGTTCCAGCAACCATCTCTGTTGGCCTGAGATTGACAGCTGTTTGGGTGACCAAGATATCAGCCTCGTAGTAGAGATCACCTTGGAGCACGCCGAAGTTTGTTCCGCAGTTTGGTCCGCGATCAATCATATAAAACTGCGCTGATGCCTTGCACCCTTTTTCAGTCAGCATCAACAGTTTCATAAGCAGCAAACCATTGTCCTCGTTGTCGGTAAAGCATTTCCGGTCTACGAAAAACTCTGTCGAGCCGCCTCCCGTTACCAAGCTCTTCACTGCGTTGCCAAACTTTTCAGCAACACTTGTAGTGTCAACTGAAGGTGCTGAAAGTTCTAGGGACCATTCTCTGATTTCAAATAGCACTTGCCAGAACGGTACGCCCGTTCCTTGGTTTAAACCTCTTGGCAGCAGGTTTGCATTGTCATAGGAATATGCTTCGGTGTTTGGGTTCCCTTCGGGTAGTTCATAACTCGGTGCGCTTTCACAAATGCTCGCCAGAGTTACCGTGTCTTGGCCGTCTGAGAACACATAAGGCCCGAATCCATAGACGCACTCCCAGACTGCATTTGAATAGTCCAGCGATCCAAATGGAACAATGGAAAATGTCTCGCTTGTTTGCACCAAATTTGCCCTTGTGCTCTTGCACCCTGCCAACGCATCACAACGGCTGTAATAGAAGGAGACATGGCCTAATGAATCAATATGAATCCAGTAGTCACCAGGGCTGCAATTAACAATTTCCCCCCCGCCTGATACGTCACCCGCTCGGCAATAAAATTGTGAGTCATCCCCGAACACGCCATCGGGATACTCCTCCGTGCTGGTCTTATAAAAAGCGTCTTTAGCACTGCTGATATGGTCTCGATTCGGCCCTAGAAAAAACTTGCTCCCGAAATACGTTGCATATCCTGAGGGACCGGGCGGGAACTGCCCATTGCTTACAGGTAGGCAATCAGAACTGATATGGTCGCCAGTCCAATACCCATCACAAAGACTGAAAATAATGTCGCCTTCGGGATCAACTGATTCAGGATTGATCAGGCACGGTTCAGGTGCCTCGCGCTTCAGCAACAGTTTCCCGCCTGTCCCTAAAACCGCCATTAGAAGCCACCCTCAGGTTTACCGCTTACCTGAAACGAGACGCTAACCGCCTGAATATCTCCAACGGAAACACTAGGGCTGACGCTAGTCAAGAAGCCTGTGCATTTAAAAGATCCACCCCCATCCGCTAGCCCGCGTCGGTTCAATTTGAACGTGACTTCTTGCGTTGACGGGATATCTTCCATCACCGAATTCAGAAAATCATTTGCTACCGAATTACTTGGGTCATAGAGGAGGGTTGCGCTGCCTGTCGTCCCACGCAAGCCTTGAACATAAGTTCGGTCATACGCTCCGAGACAGGTGTCTTCTAGGGCGTCTTTATTTACCGTTATGCTCCAATCTCGGCATTTAGCAAATGCCTGAGTGCCGCTAAAAAGCTGTCCATCTGCTCCGGTTAATACAGTCATGCGTCAAGAGTTGCAATAAGGTTGACTTGAACCCTGGACCTGCCTGGCAGTAGAGATTCAACGGAAGGAGCTTTCGCCCACCTCCAGTTTAGGTACTCTGGAACGCCGCAATCCAATACGGAACTGGCACCCGCAAAAAACTCAGCAGGAAGCGTGATCGTGTCGTAATCGCCATAAGCATCATCCCAACATTTCAGGAAAGCGCAGGTATCAGCATCGTTAAGTATGAAAGTCATCTGCAACTGTGCATCAAACGTTTTGCTTCCATACAGGCGGGTTGTTCCAGCGCCGCTGATTGAGTTAAAGCGCTTGGTCGCAAACTGGCCTGGTGTAAATGATCGTTTTGTTGGACCGCAGGTTTCCAGAGTGCTGAATGAAGTTGCCATCAATCCACTCCTTCTATAACCCAGTCTACGTCCCAATTTGCGGCCAGATCGCTATTGCCTGCTGCATCGGTTGGAAAGTAGATCGCTTCAACCTCGATATTTCCGTCTTCATCAAATGACAACATCATCGTTTTATAGGACTGCACGTTACTGGCGGTGCCGCGTACACAAAACACCGAACCGGCGTAACTGGTGCTCTTGCCATTGACAATCGTCAGGCTTATCTCTTGCAGCTGGCTTGCTTGTCCATCCCATAGCAATACCGGATAAGTTCCATCACTTAATGGTGGCCATGATGTCACCTCTCCTGTATCTGAAACAGCTCCGTTGCCTGGTTGGTTGTAAGTGACTGTTTCCATGCCGAGCTTAAACACTGCGCCGAGATCTAGTGCTGCTTCGCTTGGGACTGTTTTAAATGAAACGGTATGAGTCACCAGCCTACGGGTTCTGCAAGTCCACTTAGCAACATCAATCGCATGCTGCTGTGACGTGCAGTAATCAGACAAATCGATCTTTTCTAGTGGGGCGTCTTCTGGGGTGTCTACTTCGCGGACAGTGACTTCACGAACCACAGGAAACAAGCCCTTGCTGTTCTCAGCGCTAATTTCTCGTTCTTCACGCCAGATCACTGAGATGCGAGGCGGGATGCGGTCTTGCTCATCGACGTAGCTCAGCTCAAATGAATCCTCGATGATGTTGCCGCTGCTGAATAATCCCGTAAATGTTTCGGGTCCGTAGAAGTTGGCGACAGGTTGCAACGCAAACTTACCGTTACGCATCAGCAGGTCGAGCAGGAAGTTCTGAGCTGTTGCTGCACCCCAAGAACGAAGGTTAATCTTTTCGCTGACTGCTCCATCAAAGAAATACCGCCTGTTATAAGCCCATGTTGTTGCTTCATCAAATGAGTCTTTATCGATCTGAGCAGGACTCATTACTTTGCCTGCGCCATATCTTTCGTTCGTAAGCAGGTCGTAAAGAACTTCGGGGAAGTTGCTCGTCGCTTTTACGCCCACATTTACATATACGCTCAATTGGTTAAGTGTAGAAATCTCTTTACTGCTGCGGATGTTCATCCCGATGATTGCTAAGTTTTCGTATTCAGGCGTTCCAGTGGTGTTTTCAGTAATGGTATTCAGGTAAACCAGTTCATGCTCAGGTTGTGATGTTGTAGCTGTCACTTCGTTATAAATAAAGCTTTCTGC